CGTCGTTCTTATAAGAAAATTGGATGTAGAATGAAATGCAGTTGTGGCGCGGAGACAAACAAACTCCGCTACAAAAATGGCACCAAACAATGTGACAAATGTTCGCCACAAAATCTATCAGGACAATTCCTTAGAAGACTAGAAGGAGAAGCATTGTATTATAAGCGTGATATACTTCAGCCATCAGACCCTAACTTCAAAGAAGTATATGGAGAAGGCCGCAACGTCAAAAAGACTGACAAAAAAGCAAAAAGCGTTCGCTAAATCATATCTTGAGAAGGGAATAGGGAATCTTGCCGTCAAAGAAGCGGGATACAAGGTCTCGACAGATGAGTCAGCGCGTGCTATAGCTTCACAAAACTTAACGAAGCCAAATGTCAAAGAATATCTTGAATCTAGGGCTGAACGCGCCGCAGAAAGAATTGTTGAATTAAGCGAACAGGATGAAGCATTGCCCGTAGCATACAATGCGAGCAAAGACATTCTTGATCGCGCAGGATATAAACCAGTGGAGAAATCTCAATCAGTTCACTACAATGTGGACTTGCAAGATAGAAGCTATGTCATAGGAATCACTGAAAAGGTGATACAGCAAATGCGCGATGATGAATACGAAAAAGGTGCCTGATGTTACGCCTGAACAGATGGAGGCGGTTTCTCCGTATTTCTTTGTTAAATTCAGAGGCATCAAGAACGAGCAAGGCATCAAACTCTCATTCAGAGACAGAATGTTCCTCATAGACATTCTCGAAGACCAATCACCATTTCAAGTAATCTTAAAAGCGCCGCAGATAGGAATGACGGTATTGCAGCTCATCAAATCATTGTGGTGGGCATATTTCGGGCACAAGGACATCATTTACACGCTTCCAACTGAAACGGATGTTCAGGAAATGGCAGGAGGAAAGATTAACCGCATCATCGCCCAAAACCCAATCTTTCTTCAATGGATTAAACAACATGATACAGTAAGCCAAAAGAATGTCGGCGAGAACATTATTCATTATCGCGGCACATTCACGACAAAGGCCGCCATGATGGTTACGAGCCAACTGAACATTCATGATGAAGTAGATGCAAGCAACCGGGAAGTTATTACGCAATATGAAACACGTCTCCAGTCACAGCCAGGGGGAATGCGATGGTACTTCAGCCATCCAAGTATTGTAGGAGCAGGCGTGGATGAAAAATGGGGCAAATCAGACCAAAAGGAATGGTTCATTGAATGTCCTCATTGCAAAGAAGCGCAGTTCCTCGAATGGCCGTTCTCAATAGATCAAGAGCGCAATTGTTATCAGTGCAAGTTTTGTCTCGGTGAATTGTCGGATGACGTACGGCGCAGAGGAAAATGGCGCAAACTCTACCAAGATGCCGAATACAGTGGCTATCATATCTCCCAGCTTATGTGCCCGTGGATTCCCGCCTCAAAGATAATCAAGGATTTCAAAGAAAAAGACCCGCAATATTTCTACAACTTCACGCTTGCGCTTCCATATGCCGACGCCAAATCTAAAGTAACACTCGATACCATTAAAAATCTACTTACTGACATCAATGAACGTGCGGGACGAGTCATTATGGGAGTGGATACGGGTATAAAGATTCGTTGGGTCGTAGGAGATAAGAACGGTCTTTTCAATATGGGGGAGTGCGATTCATACGAGGAATTACAGCGAGAAATGGACAAATATAAGGATTGTATTGTTGTGATGGATAAAGGGGGCGATATCATCGGAGCGCAGGAATTTGCCTATAAGAACGCCGGACGAGTTTTCCTTTGCTATTTCCAGCATGACAAGCAAAAGCTCGACCTCATCAAATGGCACGAAGATGCTGATTATGGGCTTGTGAGTGCGGATCGTAACCGCCTCATCCAACTCGTTGTCGACGAAATGGCAGATAAGCGTATTCCGCTCTATGGCTCCTTAGAGAAATGGTGGGATTTATGGCTGCACTGGCAGTTCATGTATCGTATTGTTGAAGAAGACCGAATGCACAATCTCGTCTATGTATGGGATTGCGATAAGGCGGCGCATAGGAACGATTATGCGCTTGCCATGTGTTATTATCGGGTTGGAATCGACCGCTTTGCCGAGCAAGAGAGCTATTTCGTCGGCAAAGAGGAGCCGAATTACAAGAAAAAAGTCCCCGTTTCTAGCTATAGGGACGTAGACGGAATGATGGAAAATACGCTTGAAATCGTTTATCCCGAAATTCCTTCAAGAACCGAAGATTGGCGCAATGTATGACTCAGATGCTCGTTGGAATTGAAATTACTCCATTAGAAGCATCTGTTTTTCGAGTTATGCGTGAGAAGGGTGCATTTGATGTCCGAGACGGCACCATAAGTCTTAATTTCAAAGGAGGCGAATTCCGTTCCATCAAGATTGAAAGTTATGCACAGGTTGACAAATTCGTAGAACTTCCCATACTTGCAGAGTAAGTCCGCATAACGTTTGTAAGATAACGGTGCGCTGCCCAATTCGGCGGCGCATTTTTGTTTATTCAAGTCGCCACTAGCTGATAGAACACCTTTCTCCAAGCACTAATAAGAAACGTATGCAGCAGTTGCGATTCAAGTAAATAAATCATTATGGCCGGAATTCGTAATCAGGGTTTTTTCAGTCTCTTTGCTCCCTTCAATAAAAAGAAGGGCGATGATGATGATAAAAAAGAGGGGCTGATTGAATCATTCGGCGACCTTTCACTTGCGTTAGACGAAACTGACTTTATCGAACGCACCAAAGCATGGGAACTTTCATATGCCGGTTCAGAGCTGAAAAAACGCATCCATGAACAAGGAGACATTTGCGAGAAATATTGGATAGGAAAACAAGGCGATGATACGCAATACGAGAATGGCAAGCGCCCATTGATTGATAATGTCATTTTCACGGCAGAGGAGACGATGATCGCTCAGGTGACACAGCAGAATCCCGAACCTGTAGTGCTTACGGATAATGGGGAAGCGTGGCCGGCAGTTCAACCACAACTGCCTTCACTTGAAAATCCGCAAGGAACCCCCGGAATGCCCGCGATACCAATGAGTGTCATTGGGGACAAGATCCATATGTCGCTCGAATATCTTGCCCGTGTCAATAATCTCAAAGCTACCCTTGGAAGCGGCGTGCGTCATTGGTCCTTACGTTTTCTTGGGGCATGGGAGACGGGGTGGGATGGCGAAGAAGAAGAAATTTCAGTGGATGCAGTTAATCCCAAAGATCTCATTTTGGACAAAAATGGATACATTAAGAATGGCACATACTACGGTGAATTTATCGGGCGTCAGATGTACGACACAGCTGAAAACCTCATTACTCGTTTCCCTGACAAAGAGCAGCGCATCCGAAAGGAGTGCAACAACAAACTCGGCTCTCTCATGGGATATATTCGATGGCGCACCGATGAGATAGTTGTCTATACCATGAGAGACATGGTGCTGATGAAGCACAAGAATGAGATGTGGAACTATGACAAACCCACAATGACTATTGATGAGATGGGCAATCCGCAGACATCAATGCAAAAGGGACAGAATTATTGGAATCGCCCTCGCATCCCGATGCGTTTTCTCACTGTATACGACTTGGGTGATGAACCCGCGGATAAAACAGGGTTAGTGCAACAGGCGCTCGTAACGCAGGACAATATCAATAAAGGCTTAAGGCAATACGATAGGAACGCAGATAACATCAACGGGGGCATTGTCGTGAATGGCTTAATGTTCAATAAAGAGCAAAGTGCACAAGTGGCCGAAGCCCGTCGTCAAGGTCGTACTGTTGTTACTCCAGGCAAACCAGCGGATGCCATCCTATTCCCACAGCAGAGTGAATTGCCCGCAACTCTCATGGAGCGCATCAACAATGATAAGCGAGCCATTATGGAGCGTTTTGGCGTCTTTGGCAGTACTCCTGCGGGCGCTTCACAGGAAGAAACTGTGCGCGGCAAAATCATAGCAGGGAACCAAGACCAATCACGTTCTTCCTCTATCACCAAACCTCTTGAAATTGTCGCGGCTGGTATCTATGAAGATATGTTGCAAGGCATCTATAAATTCTGGGATGAACCGCATTGGGTATCGGTTGTTGGTCCCGACAATGCCCAGACAATGATGCAATTCCAAGCATCTGAAATTCCACAAGATAGGAAAATCGTGGTTTGTGTTCAGGATGGTAGTTTTACACCGCAGGACGAACTTTCAATCTACAACGAGGCGATGGCCGAATGGAGCGCCCAAGTATCTGACCCGCTCTCCTACTTCGAGAAAACAAAAGACCCGAACCCTCTTGAACGCGCCCAAAAGCTCATGACCTTCAAAAGCAATCCGGCTCAATATATGGCCGAATATCTCCAAATTCAACCACCTGCGCCTGTCCAACCGGTCGAGGGACAGCAAAGTACGTCAGGTGCCCCGGGGGCATCCGTTCCGCCTCAGAAAACGGCTCCGACACCAGTTCAAAGTGAGGAGAAACAA